GTGTTGCTTGTTGCTTGTTGCTTGTTGCTTGTTGCTTGTTGCTTGATTGCGTTCAATTTTTTTAATATTCCATTTTTTTAATTTGCATCCGGATTTGCGTTTCTCATTGCAGCAATCAATATCAACATGACGTACAATATGACCGTGATTATTTCGCCTGGGTGTTCCACCACAGACCCTGTCATTTTTACGTGGTTCATGCTTGCAAATGTATAGGTATAGTTTGGGTTCATGGTTTACAGCTTACAACTTACAACTTACAGTTTACAGTTTATGGGGGGGGGTCTTTTTAATTCAATTTTTTGAATAAAATGCATTGCTCAACAGTATGGTTCCCGCAATTCCGAGCACCAAACCCACGTGGTAATTCACCTGCATCCCCCGGTACACTTGCAGCCAGTTGGCCCCATCCTGACTCTTGTTGAAATGCAGCACCATCCAGTCGCTCTTTGGCGACAGCACGTAATAAAAGTAGTTGGTTGCCAGCGTGATGGCCGCCACGGAGCACAGCAGGGCCGCACGCGACATGGTTGCGTATTGGTGATGAACGCCTAGGAGGAGCGCGGACAAAAGCAGTCCCCAGCCGAACCCCCTCAAATAAATGCCGCGCCTTTCTTCCACAATCTTCGCGTAAGTTTGCTTCTGGTCTTTCGTTAATGACTGCATGTAGTTCTTCACTAGCTCAGACCGGTTTCCCATGTAGGTGCAGTACGCCATGCCCGCAAGCAGTGTGGCGGCAATTCCGCAACTAGTTGCACAACACTTCATCGAATGAAAAATATATATAATTATAATGATATTTTTATAATTGTATTTTGCATTTGTTTTGCTTTGGTTCATGGGGTTCAATCTTCGAAGCGCAGAACCCCTTTGTGCATTTCCAGGGTGTTGAAAATGGCGCCATTGATGAAGGCATCTTTCAATGCAGACACACTCAGTTCCGAATCACGCAAGTCCGCCATTGACAAATTCGTGTCCGTCATGATCGCGCCCTTAAACTTGCAGTTTCGCAGGTCGGCTTCTTCCAACTTGACACCCGTCAGGTTGGCCCCTTCAAAGTTGTTGTGTGCTAGGTTGGCTATTTTGCCGTTGGGGCTGAATTTCACTTTCTGCAGGTCGGCGTCCTTGAAACTGATGTAGGAGGAGTTTCTTCCAGACGACATGTCGGCCGGAACCGTTAGTTCCACGCCCTCGCCAAATGACGCGCCTGTAAGATTCGCCTTTTCAAATGACACACCGTTCAGTTTGGTTTCAGCGCCTTCAAATTTCGCATTGGTGAAGTTGGCTTCGCGGAATTTGCTGCCACTGAAGAACACGTCGGTCAGAACGCTGTCGTTGAATTGCGCCTTGTCCGCAGATGACAACTTGTTCAGGTCTGACTCCGTGATGCGTGCGCTGCTGAAACGCGCCTCTTTTACACTGGCATCTTCAAAGCCGCAATTCCGAATGGTCGCTCCCGTCAGGTTGGCGCCGTCCAGTTTGGCGTTGTGAAACATGATGTTTTCCAAGGTCGCGCCGCTCAAATCGGCTCCCCTTAAATCAACACCGACCATGTTTGCGCCCATGATTTTGATGCCCTTCATGTTGCGGCCTTTCAGGTCAACATCATCATTGGCTCTCACATTCTTTAGCGTTGCACCGGGTTGAAAGTCTTCTTTGGTCTTTTGCACCAGGTCTTCGTCGTCAGAGGACCTGGGTGAGGCTTCGGCTGACCTTGGTGAAGCTTCGGTTGAGGATCTGGGCGACAAAGCCATATCCCATCCTGCCAGCTTGTACTTCTTCTTCAGCTTGTCGCTCATGACTTTCTTGAATTCGGCCTCACCTTCTTCCAGCGAAGATGCACGCACAATCTTGGTGTTTTTGCCTGGCAGTTCGCCAATTCGGTTCCAAGCTTGAATCAACAAGCATTCACGCGTTTCTGGAATATGGAACAGTGCCAGGCAGTAATACTTTTGGCTACTGTAGTCGCCCGCTTTGATTTCATGTGATTTGTATTCCAAATACACGCCAGCAACTCTGGTGGATGTGTGCCCTGCTTCTTCGGTTGCATATGCATTTAGTATGAGTGCTGCGCGGAATTTTTGGTTCGTAAGTGGATTCATCCCTTCAGCTATTCCAGCATCTTGGCCCATTTTTTCTAGCCAACTGAACGCAGGGCCTTCCGCCGCTTTTTCGATTGCCTTTTTGGTTTTGGACTTCGATGACTTCGGGGACTTGGGAGCTTTTTTGGCCGTCTTGGACACGGGTGGAGACGGCATCCTGACTGGAGATGGCATAACTGCGGCCACGGGAGACGGCATAACTGCGGCCACTGGTGATGGCATAACAGCGGCTGCAGGGGATGGCATAACTGCGGCGGCGGCGCCAGGCTTTCGCCTAACACTGCATTTGCCCGTTTTGCCCCAAACGCAGTCTCCGTCCGTCTCACATTCCATTTTGTCTTTAATTGTTGAACACTTGCTGCCTCCTAACATCATTGAACTGTTGAATATGACTTGATTCTCGTTATAAAATAACAAAACACAATAATTTGAATTCAATTTTTTTTGAATTGCTAAAAATAATACATTAAAAAAGTTTTTTTTCCTTTTTGGTTTTGGGTTTGGGTTGGATTGGGTTTTGTGTATACCTTGTGAAAATCTTGTCTTGGTCTAGTCCATGTATTCGTTGTCATAATACTCTTCTTCTTGCTCTTCAGGCTGGTCTTGGTCATACTGTGCATCATATGCCATCATGCCAAAACTCATGCACAAGTCTCGGATTTGACGCTCGATGTGCATATGCACTTCGCTTCCTTGTTGGTTTCTTCTCAAGTGCAAGTCGTTGTTGGCGGCATTTTCCACGACTGCAACGATGCGCTCGTTCAGACTGCACATCTCCGCACGGCGCTCCAATGCATCACGCGCTGCGCGTTCGTCCTGGTGTCGCATTCCGATATGCATGTTCATGGTCATCACTCGCACATACTCTTCTGTCAGAACTTCACGATGCTGCCGCGTTAATTCCAACTCGTCCTGCAGTCTCTGGTTGCTTTGGGCTGCACGCTGTATCATGTCTTCTTGAATTTCATCCAGGTTGTGCACTTCAAATGCATTATTCACATGCTCACGGCACATCGGGCACCTGTTGCGATTTTCTGCACTGCTCGCCATGTTTCCCATGATGCACGCGAAATGAAACTGGTGGCCGCAGTTCAGGCTCACGAAATTGCGCGCAGGGTCTGTTGGGTCCAGGCATATGGCGCAGCAGTTGGCTTCTTCTTCTTCTTGGTCTTGGTTTTGGTGGTCTTCGTCGTCTTCAATAATGATGCGCGCTGGCTGGAATGCCACGTCTGGAAAGTCGTCTTCACGTTCATCATGTTCCATTTGCACAGTCTTTTCGTCGCTGTCATCGCTGTCGTCATTGATTTGTATCACTTGAAGCATTTGGTTAATTTGCTCCACTTCTTCGTCATCTTCAATTTGAATGACTTCTTGTTCGGGCTCCGGGCGTCTTGGTGTTGTCGGAGGTGAATTGGATTCTTCGATTTCCACAACTTCGTCTTCGTCTCTTGCAATGGGAGACAGTATCTCTTGCTGGGGAGGGCGGTCGTAGAGCACTTGCGCGTCCTGAATTTGTGAACTTCTTAGTATGAAATTCTCACCTGCTTCCGTTGTGATGTGAATTGCACGCTCTCCGTTCAGCACAAACAGCGATTGCAATCTTCCCACAATTCTCTGGTTCGTCGTGGTCAAAACAACAACAGTGCGTCCAATCATCTGCACCGGTGGGGCCTCTTCTTGGTCTTGGTGCTGTTCTTCTTCTTTCACTGCAACGACTTCTTGGACAATTCGGATTTCTTCATCTTGGACCAGAACTTCCTTGTTTCTTCTCTCTTCATCCAACAAGTAAACCGTTTTGTAGGCGCGCCACACCTTCAAGTGCTCGCCCTCATCGTTCATCCGACGGCGCTTCACTTCGTTTCCGTAAGTGTCTTCGTGTCTTTGTTGCTGCTCTTGGTTGACAATCATTGTATTCGATTCTTTGATTCGTAATTGAAACACTGTCATATAAAAAAGTATTTCAAATCAGATTCAATTTTTTTTCTTTTCATACATTTCCAGAATGACATTTTGTGGGATTTTTTTCCAAAAATTGAATTGTTCATACATTTATATGTTTATACATTTGTTTTCAACTGTGTGGTGTGCGTGTATGCCAAGGAGAACGTCTCCCGATATTAGGTGCACCGTTCCCGGATGCAGCTGCGAATGGGTGGTCGTGTCTAAAAATCGACACATGTACTGCAGCGAACACATGCAGCAGGCCAATGCGCTGTACAATGAATACAAGGCCATCAATGCAGTAGCCCTGGAAACGTTTTCGGATGATGCGCTCGACCAAAGCATCCACTTGCGCGAAGAGTATGCGCGCAGGTTTCTCGACTATGTGGATACCGGCGCCCATCAGGCTTACATTTCCATTCTCAAGCGCGTTCGCGCACTTGGTTCTGGTTCTCGTCGTCGCGCCGCTTACAATCGATGGATGACGGAAAGCGCTTACTTTTCCGATTTTGTAAAAGTGTGAAACATGATGATGCTGTGAGGATGCTATGATGACATCATGATGTTTTTTTTTGGGCGCAGGATCGGGCTGCATTCGCTTGTTTACACAGTTTATGAACGCACCGTCATTGAGTGGCGCTTTATGGGGGGGGGCTTATGACACGGGAAGCACCGGTGGGCCTCACCCTCCCATTTGCTTGCGCCCTCCCATTTGCTTCTTTGCACGCATTGATTCGTTCAAGTATAGTGCCCGCATCTGTCGGATGGCCATGCGCTTCGTCAGAGGGCGCTTTGAAAAGCACTTGCGCGTCCCCTTCTTGCACACTTTATAGCCCCGGCGCGGTTGTTTTCGCAGTGTGTACGGCATATTTTGGTTTGTGTTATGCTTTATTGAGAGATTTTTTTTATTTTGAAAAAATTGATTTTGTTCTGCTTTTATTTTTCTGCAACCATATTCTCTCTGTCATGCTTACTTCAAACTCACTTGATTCAAATTCTGTTAATGTTTTGGAAGCACAGGCTTATGCTGCCATGCAAAAAATGGAAAAACAACGTTTGTGGAGGTGGGCGCTTCGTGGCGTCGTCATTCCCTTGATTGAAAAAAAGTGTTAGTATTACACACATCACATGTTATTTTATTTTACCTTTTTTACCTTTTTTCTTGGTTTGGCTCATTTGAATTTCATTTGAATTGAATGTCTGCTTGAATCTGTGCCATCAGTGCTGGCATGGAGATGAATGTGCGGCGCAGCGTCTCGGGCTTCAGGAGGTCCTTCAGTTGTTCGGTTTGCACTGGGTTGATCCGCGCGTGCTGCGTTGGAGTTTCTTGTGGTTTTGTTGACCACGCGGGTCGAGGGCCGCAGCGGATTATTTCCATGTTCAGTGCGTGCTTCCATGCAGTTTGATCGCTGTTTGCATCCAGTGGAAGCTTATCGCGCATGTTCTTCAGCTCTTCGTATGTGGGCGCTGGGAACACCTCGATGGATATGTGGATGCCATCCTGCGTTTTGGTTCTGGTCCTGGAGTTGGTGTAGGTCGAGGCATGGTAAGTGGTTCGGGTCTTTGAAAACGACATGTTTTTTTTGCTTGGTTCACTGATTTTTAAAAAAACATTTGAAAATCAATTCAATTTTTTTTTTCAACTACTGATTTTGGTTCGACATTTTGTCAACCGTTTGTTCTTATATTTACGTTTATGCATGCGTGTGTATTTGTGTCTTCGTTTCTGTGTGCGTTTTTTTTTTCCTCCAAATCTGCTTATTCCTGCGCATCCCAAAGGGAATTGTGTGTTAATCAATTCTAGTATGACCCCCATCTTTAACTTGACAACTTGCAGTCGCCTATGGCAGCTGCCATCCGGCACTGGATCTGAAAAAAACTCTATCATCATTATGGATGGGTCATCGACACTGTTTATTTGTATTAGCACGGACAACACAACGGCGGTTTCAAACTGTCTCATTTCCAAGTCTCGCATGCAGTAGTCATCACTGCACCATGAATCTATGATGTAGCAGATTGCTGGGTTCACAGTTGAAACATAAATCAATGAATGATGAACCGTCATATTCTTTGCAGGATCAAAAAATGATATGAGGTTGACACCGACTTCAAGTACGCTTTCAAAAAAATCATAAGGGTGTTGTTGTATCCATGCGTCTATTCCTGTGCCATGTAGATAGTGATGACTCCATATGTTTCCCATCACTTCATTGATGCCATTGCAAACTGCTGCATCAGTCAAAGGGATGCAGTTCGGACCAATAATTTGCCCATGTGTCAGTTTATGTTCAAATTCGGCCAACGTCGTGATGCCGAAGTATTGCAGAAACATGACTGACACTGCCATGGTTGGAGCGGTGTAGGCACAACAGAAAATATATTCCGTTGTTGGATCTCTTGTATGCGTTATTTGAAAATGCGCTGCGCGTTGCCGTTCACATGTGCGTGTCATAGTCATTGCGCATTCAAGCATTGATATTTCGTTCGCATGTTCTGGCGAGTGCATTACGTGTTGTGGAGACTCCATTGCGTCTTCTGGCAAATATTCTGGAGTTTCCATTTCATCTGACGATTCCATTGCGTTTGGGGTTTACATTAAAATGATATAATATGTCTTTTCTTTTTCGTTCAATACATCACATTTTTACATATTTGGGCTTGTTAAATCTTCGAACGTGCATTGATTCGGATCATACAGTTGGACATTATGTTGGGTTTTTGTTTTTTTCGGTCGTGTTTTAAAACAACACATGCAGTTATTCAACATTGTGATTTACAATGCGTTAATATTTATTTGCACTTTTTATTATGTATTAAAGAAATGAAACTTAATTTGAATCAGAAAAATTCAAATGAATGGATATCGCGGCAAGGAGTATTGGGATATGGTGAGAATTTCAAATGAAGACAAAGAATATCCGTCTAATATGGGAAAAAAATGGAGTGAAGATGAAGAAACATCATTGTTGAAAGAACTAACAACTGACATGGACATTGAAATAATAGCACAAAAACATGGTAGAACTGTGGGAGGAATCAATGCACGATGTAAACAAATTGCTTACAAAATGTATTTGAAAAATTTTCCCATTGAAGAAATAATTAAACAAACTAAATTGGATTATGATTGCATCCAACAAGAAATACAACAAAAAAAAATCAACAATTCAAAAAAAATGAAAACAAAGGAAGCAGACAACGCATTTACTAGCATCAATAAAAATGATTATATGCAACTACAAAATGACGTAAAAAAAATCAAAAATGACATTAATGAAATGAAAAATACACTTGGAGAATTGGTTGAAATGATGAAAGCAGTTTACGAATTTGAAAATGCTTAAATTGTTTTTAACATGTGATGTACTCGGCAACCCTAAACCCTAAACCCTAAACCCTAAACCCTAAACCCTAAACCCTAAACCCTAAACCCTAAACCCTAAACCCTAAACCCTGGCCAAACCCTGAACCCTGGCGCTAAAATGCATAAACCCTGAAAACCCTTATTTCTAATTATTGAGGAATGAGTGATGTTATGAGGAATGAGTCATGTTTTGAGGAATGAGATATATGGGAATTATTGGAATATCTCTCAAACATGGGGCGGCATCTTTGGCGATGGTAAAACATTGTTGAAGTTTTTTGGTTCTTTCAAGATTGACAACGAGAGAAATTCATGAAAATAATATTTCATGAATGTATAAAATTTTATGGGAATATTAAGTTTTTTTCGGGGTCAGTCTGAACCTGGTTGGGTGTCATCTAAGGAAATTGAAGTGGGGAAAGATTATAAGTATTTGGCTGAATATGCAGACCGTCGACGCAAAGGGATTACAAATTGCCGGACGTTGAAGCGGAAGGTGCCTGCCAAATTGGGACGCAAGAAAAAGCATGACTTCGATTTAGCATTTGACACCGATAAAAATGTGCGCGCGTTATTTTTTGTGCGAACTGACAAACCTATATTTAAGAGTTGCAAACGACGCAAACGATGACGTGGTGCTTTTTTTTCAGCCAGGGAACGACTAAAAAAAGTTTAACGTCCGCTGACGCACACCGACAACCTGTATCGTTCAGATTGACCTCGGTTGTGTTATGTTTAACGTCTCCAACTAGACGAGAGCAGGTTCACACCACTCTTGCTTGTTTAACGTCCAGCTGGACGGCGTTCTTCTGTAAAGCACACGAATGGGATTATACCGGAGATTGGGTTTGAACCAATGACCTCGGAGTTATGAGCCCCGCGCGCTGCCTCTGCGCCACCCCGGTTTTGTTGCTGTGTTTTGACGTCGCTTAGCTTTGACGTCCAGCTTCTTTAAAGCTGGCGAATTGGAATTTTACCGGCAACAGGTTTCGATCCTGTGACCTTCCGCTTATAAGGCGATAACCATCAGTCTTTCGGACGTTGTGCACGTCGAATTTGATGACCGACGATGTTTTAGACGCTCTGCCGCTGAGCTATGCCGGTATTGCTTTGTGTGGGAACTTTTCTACTGCACCTCTAAGATTTTCTTGGTGTTGGGCACTGCAGTTTTTTCCCTTGTGTTTCGCAGTGGCACTCATGGGATTCGAACCCGCAACATGTTCATTCTTGGACACATCGTCCGCCAACTTAGCCATGTGCACGTTCGTTGCGAACTGCTTGGAACATCATGCAGCGCAATGCATATAGTAAGATGTCGATTCCTGGATGACCCCCCTCATCCAGACACACCTTTAGTTTCTTGCAAAGCATGAACGCAGATAATTACCTGTTGTGTCATAATCGGTGTAAAAATATCGCCCATTTATTTTTACCCAGTTTGATGGACCACCTTTGATGTGTTCGGATTGCTTAACCTGTGGGTTAATCGATATTCAAATAACATACCCATCAATCCATCATTCCATGACATCCTTTCAACACATGTGCATGCATTCTTTCATCTTTTCTCAGTCTTCAAACATCATGGTCGAGAGAAATTCAAAATAAATAATCACTACGTGTATGCTCTTATTTATTGAGAAATGACTCATGTTATGAGGAATGGCTCATATATTGAAGATTCGCTAAGTACCGCGACCAACATCATTATTTCATTCGGCACAATCGATGCATTCCTATCACAGTTATCAACAAAAAGGCAAATGTGTTCACATGTTCCGCTGTTTTCACTGTTATATTCGGCACAAATATGCTGTAAATCTCTTTTGTAAAACTTTTGCTGCTCAGATTCGTTTGATGTTTTGTTAATGGACATCCATTAAACACCACCCATATCAATGAGATCGTTATTGGCACATACACTCCATATCTTAAATATGAAATCGACCAAAATGGAATACTTAATATACCTAAAAATATCAATAAATGCACTCCATATAATATGTCCATCCTTTCTATATTATCATCTTTTTTTTTCACTTCCATTCAATCATGACATCTTTTCAACAATGTGCATGCTTTCTTTCATCTTTTCTCATTCTTCAAACATCATGGTCGAGAGAAATTCAAGATAAATAATCACTACGTGTATGCTCTTATTTATTGAGAAATGACTCATGTTATGAGGAATGGCTCATGTATTGAGGAACCGCCCGCTACGCGTCAGTCCCGCGACACAACACAATCAATTCTCTGCATTCTAATCCGATGTCAAATGCTTTTTCATACAATTTACAAAAAATTGATTCCAGATTTTTTCGACATTTTCTCTCGTTAGTGTTTCCATTCAATCGTATTCGATTTCAAAAATGTCCTGCTCTGTCTGTTTCGATGACTTCAATGCATCCAAACGCAAACCCATTTGCTGCCCTTTTGATGTCTGTGCCAGGACTGCTTGCCGCTCCTGTTATGAAACTTTCCTTTGTGGAGATGACGTCTCTGTTGCTAAGTGTATGTTTTGCAACACCTCCTTCACTCATTCGCAGGTTCAACATCTCGGACTTACCAAGACTTTCCTCAAGGGCTCTTTCGCCAAGCACCAACAGGATATTCTCTTCGCTCAGGAACAGGCCATGCTTCCTGCCGCTCAAGCTGCCGTCGCTCTTGACCGCGCCAAGGCTGACATCAATGTACAGGTCAAGCTCGCCATTGACCAAATCAAAAAACTTCAAGAACACAACAAGGAACTACGAAAACGGGGCTTCCAACTTTCACATCAACTCTCTTATGCTGAACCTTTTGACAAGCACGAAATATCACTCAAAATCAAAGAAAACAAAGCATTTAAGAAGGACAATTATGCTCAAATTCGACAACTCAAGGAACTCAAGGATGATTTGTATACGGCCAAGCATCGATTGATCCACAATGGCCTTGAAGACAATGATGCTCCTGCTGGTCAACAATTCATCCATCGGTGTGCTGATTCCGAATGCAATGGCTTTGTGTCTTCCGCTTGGAAGTGTGCTACTTGCGACAAACATACGTGTGCTCATTGCAGGGAACTTAAGGATGATGACCATGTTTGCAATCCCGACACTGTCGCTTCTGTTGCCTTGTTGAAGAAGGACACCAAGCCTTGTCCGAATTGCAAGGTTCTTGTTCACAAGACCGAGGGCTGCGACCAGATGTTTTGCACCCAGTGCAAGCGTCTTTGGTCTTGGAATACTGGCAAGTTTGAGACTCATGGACACAATCCTCATTATTTGCAGTGGATGCGTGGTAATGGCGGGATGCCTCGCGAACCTGGCGATGTTTTGTGTGGCCGTGAAGTTGATCATTGGTTCTTGCGCGACCTTAATCGTGCAATATCTGATATTGCTTTGCATCTATCCAATGACCACAAAATCACATTGAGACGAATCATGCATTTCATTGAATTCATTCCACATTTGCGGTTTCACGAGGCTCCTCGGTTTCAGGTTGACCGCATCAACATGAATTTCAATGCTCGCAAGTCTTTTGTTTCCAATGACATGTCTTTGTCTCGATTCAAGCAAGCCATTCGGCGCTCTCATTTGATTGCTTTGAAACATGATGACATCGCTCAAATCATCCATGCTGTCATTCAAGCCGCCACTGACATCTCCTATCGCTTTCATCACCTTTTCATATCTTCAAATCTTCCACACATTCTCCTTTCTCTTCCTTCCTTCGCCACTGAATTTCAAAACCTCGTCTTATTTGCCAACAACGAACTTCAAATCATTCACTCTGACTTCTCTTCTTCTCCTTCTAAACGCTTCTTCTTTGACCCTCATAACGCTTTTCACTTACGCAACTTCCTCCATAATCCTTCTCTCTAACTTCTCTTTCACAGATTT